AGTCCATGTAGTCCATTTTTTTAATATTTTAGCCAGGGGGTATTTATTTTTATATTTTTTAATAGGGTGGGGTATATAGAGAATTGCGGTGAATTGGGAAAATGCTTTTTGTAAACTTTAAATAATAACTATGGAATTGGTAAATGTTTTGGAAGGAGTTTGTTTCATCATGGGTCAAGAGATCGATAGGGTTAAGAAAAAAGATAGGTATCGGGAACTGGTAGTTTGCAGACACTTGTTTTACTACCTATCTAAAAACTTTTATGGAGCCAAGCTAAAAGATATTGGTGCGGTAACCGGAACGGATCACACCAGTGTTATACATGGCATCTCTGTGATCAACGATCTTATAAGCATAAAGGATGAGGATGTGATGCGTGCGGTGGAGGAGTGCCAGAATTATATTAGGGAAAAGTACCAAGCCGATAAGAAAATAAGCGTATATGTACCCTATGATGTCAACATAACCACATTTAGCGAAATGCTGACCAAAATCTACAAATGTAGGGTTGTCATCTCGCCAATGAGCTAAAGGTCAAATTTGGGGCTTTAAATGGCCTTACAATCGATTTATAGGCAATGTGGGTCTTGGAGTAAGCCGATGATGATAGCTCCGATGATAAGGGCAATGATGAGGTTGAGTAGTTGCTTATTCATAATAATTAAGTTTGTTTAGACGAAATTAGTACTATTTACAATACTAGCAAAATAATTTTTCAACATCGTGTTGACCCGCGTCCTAAATGTAGCTAAAATATAGTCTAACTTTATTCGTATAATGAAGCGAAAAGGTTTCTATATAAAAAAGGGAAAGGACAACTCCGTATATATTCATTTATACGTTACTGATTTTCAACAATATATAGCAGATTTAAAAGGCGATGACGGCTGGGTAACCTTCCGTCTATTCGAACGCAATGAGGTTGACGAGAAAGGTCATACCCATAATCTTGAAGCAATAAAACAAAACAAAAGTGCAAATGACTGAGGTTGAGAATAAACAAAAAGAAATCACAATTGCCGCCAAACCGGTAAGGTTGAGGAAGAATGGTGAGCCATACAAACCGGTCGGAGGCGCAAGGCCAGGAGCTGGTAGGCCTAGACGAATGGACGAGCAACAGATCATTGAGAAGCTACAACCTATGGCAGATACGGCTTTCCGCATATTGCATGAGAAAGTAGCGCAAGGAGATATGAAGGCGATCCAACTGTATATGCAATACTTTATAGGGTTGCCAACACAGAAGGTTGAGAGCAAAATCGAGGGGCAATTGAACCAAGTACAGATTGAAGTGATCAAGCCAAATGTTCAGATGTTAGAAGAGGCGACAAACTAGCAGTTTGTTTAATCTTTTCTATTTAACATAATAGTAGTTATTAGTACATCGCAATTTTGTTTAAGCAAAATTGTATGACAGAGTGGCAAAGAGGCGCAGAATTAATGGGGGGTACTTAAAGTTTTTACTTTTCGGCAGTGGCGGGGGCAAGACCCAATTCTGACAACCCTAAAACCATTGTCTAGATAAAAATTAATGACCCCACTTTTATACATACTTTTCAACTTGGTTTACCCCAACTAAATTTTTAGAAAATAACTAAAACTATGGACGCTAAACTTCAGACTAATAAGATCTTTGAAATATTGCAGGACTCAAAAAAGCGCATTACGGTCATGCAAGGAGGTTCTCGTTCGGGTAAAACTTACAATATCCTTATTTGGTTTATTGTAAAACTACTTCAAGAAAATGGCAAGACATTAACGATAGTGAGGCAATCTCTCCCAAGTATAAAGGGTTCAGTCCTACGCGACTTTGTGGACATTCTTTCCCGACTCGGAATATATTCGGAAGATAATCATAACAAGACAGAGCAAATATACCAGCTTAACGGTAACGTGGTCGAGTTCGTTAGTGCTGATCAACCACAAAAGATTCGAGGTAGGGCTAGAACCTATTTATTTTGCAATGAGGCCAATGAACTTAGTTACGAAGCATGGATGCAGCTTATCATGCGTACGGAAGGTAGAATTGTTATTGACTACAACCCATCGGACATCTCCTCATGGATTTACGATGATGTGATTCCAAGAGACGATGCTGATTTTTATATTACTACTTTCAAAGACAATCCTTTCCTTCCAAAAGAACTGGTTGACGAATTAGAGAGGTTAAAAGATGCAGACCCCAACTATTGGCAAATCTACGGCCTTGGTGAGCGTGGATTGAGCCAAGACCTCATCTATACGCATTACCGCACAACCGAGCAAATGCCAGAAGGCGAGACGGTGTATGGCTTAGACTTTGGTTTCAATGTACCGAGTGCAATGGTCAAAGTAGTGTTTTATGAAAATGCAGCGTATGTACAAGAGTTGATCTACGAAACCAAACTTACTACAAATGACTTAGTGGAAAAAATTGTAGCTTTGGGCATAGATAAGTTCGATGAAATTTATTGCGATGCCGCAGAGCCAAAAACAATTGAAGAGTTGGTAAGACAAGGACTAAATGCGAAGCCAGCTAATAAGGATGTACTTGAGGGAATACGTTCCGTTAAGGCTACTCCACTATACATTCATCAAGATTCCGTAAATTTACTAAAAGAGGTAAAAAATTACCGTTGGAAAACGGATAGGAATGGTAATAAACTTGATCAACCAGTCAAGTTCAATGACCACATAAGTGATGCTATGAGATATGCAATATTTTCTAAATTAACAATCCCAAGTGTTACTTGGGGAGCAATATAACAACATGGGATTATTTGATGTTTTTAAGAAAAAAGGTATCAATCCTTATCCTACCAATGTAGTGCAAATGGTAGGCACCAACACAAGTGCGATTCAAAATTATACGGGACTTAGCTATGTGAACGAAGGATACTTAGGCAATGCCGATGTTTACTCTATCGTTAGCTTTCTAGCTCGTAAGAGTGCTTCTATTCCTTGGTATGTTTATCAATTAAATCCAGGAGAGAAAGCACGTACAAACTTGATGCGTTACAAGCAACTTGTAAAAGGCATCCAACACAGAGGTGCTTATGAGCAAGCATTGATCGCACGTAAAAACGCATATAGTGAGAACATCATCATGGGTACTCCACTAGCCAGACTTTTGGAGAAGCCAAATAATTACCAATCTCAAGACCAATTCTTTGAGAATTTGTTCGGTTACCGCTATTTAAGTGGAGAGGGCAGTGTGTATGGCAATGATGGCAATTTAGGAGGCACTTTTTCGGAGCTTAATATTTTGCCAACGCAATATCTTGAGATATATCCAGACCCTAAGGATGTATATAATATTTTAGGTTACAAATTACAAGTTGGGGGTGGAGTTGATCTACCGAAAGAAAAAGTGATGATGTGGAAGAGTTGGAATCCGGACTTTGATGTAACAACCAGAACTCATTTGAGAGGATTATCGCCACTTCGTGCTGCATATAAGACGCTTAGGATGAGTAATAACGCATCCGATGCAAGTGCAACGATGACGGGCAATGGTGGAGCGAAAGGAGCGATTACTCCGCGTCCTTTGGGCAATATCGTGCCATCTTTCACTATTGAGCAAGCAAATGACATAAAAAGAGCCGTTAATGAGAATTTAAACGGCGTTGATAACAAAGGAAAGGTTGCGGTACTTCAAACTCCATGGGATTACATGAATTTTGGATTATCAAGCGTTGATATGGAGCTAGTAAATACACTTCGAATGTCAATGCATCAATGGTGTAGAGTGTTTGGACTTCCCGCGGTTTTATTTGATGTTGATACATCATCTTATAATAACTATCAAAACGCAATGCGTGATCTCATTACCAACACAATTATTCCAATGTGTTGCCAGTTGCGTGATGAATTAAATAAATTCCTCGTGCCTAGATACGGAGAGGATGTATTTATTGACTTTGATATTACGGCACTTCCCGAAATGCAGCAAGACATGGAGAGAATGGTTCGTTCACTTCGTGATGCAAACTGGTTGACATTTGATGAGAAGCGCGTAGCAATGAACTATCAAGAGAAAGAGGGTGCATTTGAGTACGCATACATCAACCAAGGTCTAATACCAATTGAACAAGCGGTAATGGACTTGACAATACCACCAAGCGAAAACATTGAAGATGGCATGGAACCTGGAATGGATAACATCGCAAACAACAGACGAGGAGATTACGCAGAGCGTGATGACGAAGTATCCCAAGCTGAAGAGCGAGCGCAATTGCGAGCGAGAGATGAAGATGATGACATCATTGAGGATAGCATATAAACAAAAGTGCATCGATGAACGCGAAGCAAAGAGGAGAGTACTTTCGGAAGGTGGAGAGACTGCGTAGGCAGCTTGATACAAAATACTATAATAAGTTCAAAGAGTCCATTACAAAGCAATTTAATAACTTTGCTAATAGGATCAAGAGAGATGGGTTGGGAGCGGCGAGAGCATCACTTGGGTTGGACTTGTGGGAGAAGGATTTAATAAAGATCTTTGAATCGTTGTATAAGGAAGCGGCAGTACTTTTTGGCAATAGCGTATATCGTGCTTTAAAGATTGAGGCTAACCGCAAAGCAATGACTTTTGGCTTTAATAGAGAATGGACAGACCAAATGATGGACTTTCTCATGGCGCAAGGATTTGTTTTGGTTAGTGATATCACAAGCACAACAAAAAAGAAATTATTATCTATTGTTCAAAAAGGAATAGAGGAAGGACTAAGCGTTGATGAAATTGTGAGGATCATAAAAAGCGATGAGCAATTGGCTTACGCAGCTTTTAGGGCTAGACGAATAGTAAGAACGGAGGTGATGAGGTCTAGCAACATGGCAAGCATGATGGCAGCCGATAAGCATGACTTTTACGTTGACAAGCAATGGATAAGCGCAAGAGACAATAGAACGAGAAGAATTCCGCGTGATCAATTTGATCATGTTGAGCTTGATGGGGTTATTGTGAGATATGACGAGACTTTCAACGAGACTGGTAAGGACGGAGAGCCAGTTGCAGCAATGCAGCCAGGCGATATAAGCGCACCTCCAGGATTTACTATCAATTGCCGTTGTACGGTAGCTTTTATACCAAGAAGAGACCGCAATGGGAATTTACTACTAAAACCAAAATTAAACGAAGCAACAATTTACTAATATGCCAATATACGCTTGTTCAAACGGCAAATATAGGATCGGTGAAGGTGAGTGCGTATTTTCCTCACGCGATAGTGCGGAGCGTGCATATGCGGCTTATTTGGCGCAAGAAGGTGAGAAAAGTTTGGAGCTGAAAGAGGAAACATATAACGACTATCCAGAAGCAGCTACAAACAATGCAAAAAGAGCATTGAAATGGAAAGAGGAGAATGGCAGTGATTGTGGTACTCCAGTAGGTTGGACAAGAGCAAATCAACTAGCAAATCGTGAGAAAATATCTCGTGATACCATTGCTAGAATGGCATCATTTAAAAGACATCAACAGTATAAAGATGTGCCTTATTCTGAAGGTTGCGGAGGGTTAATGTGGGACGCTTGGGGAGGAGATGCGGGCATTAATTGGGCAATTCGTAAATTAGAGCAAATAGACAATAGAAAAAGCATGATATACAATTACAAATCATTTAACCTAGAGGTTAAAGATGTTGATACTAAGCAAGGAGTTGTAACTGGTTATTTCTCCGCATTTGGTAACATAGATAGCGATGGCGATATTATGATGCCAGGCGCATTTAAACGCTCAATCCAAGATTGGGGACCAGAAGGAAAAGGTAGAATTAAGCATCTACTTAATCACGATCCATCTAAGCCGCTTGGTAAAATACAAGTACTTAAAGAGGACGAGTACGGACTTTATTATGAGAGCAAGGTTGGTAAACACAATCTTGGTCAAGATTATATTAAGATGATAGAGAGTGGGCTTATTGCTGAACACTCAATCGGATTTAAAACACTTAGAGAGCAAAAAAGTGGAGAAGCTAACCAAATACATGAGGTAATGCTTTTTGAAGGTTCAAGCCTTACTGCATGGGGAGCTAACGAAGCAACTCCATTACTAGGCATGAAAAATATGAATAACATTGAGCAAATACAAGATCAAATCAAATCTTTTGAGAAATTCATCCGCAACAGTGATGTAACGGATGAGACAATTGATTTGTGTATGTTAAAAGTGAAACAACTCGCAGAACTGATTGAACGTATGAGTAGCACAAAGGCAGTTGATGAAACACCTTTGCAGCAAAAAGAAGAAGAGGTTCCAGTTGAGTCTTTAATAAATATTATAAACAAATTTTAAATTAACAAAATGAGCGACATTAAAACATTTGAAGCTGCTCTCGAAGCCAAAATGGCCGAGCAGAAAGCTGAAGTTGCTGCTGCTACCGAGAAGGCTGCTAAAGCATTTGAAAGCAAAGTTGAGGCTATCAACGAGCAAATTTCTAAAAACAACAAAAGTGTAGCTGAAGCAAGAGAAGAAGTTCTTGCTGCTAAAGCTGCTTTTGGTAAAATCTCTGCTGCTGAAGATAAGAAAGTAGCACAATCTTATAACGAACACATCAGTGAGATTAAATCCGCAATTGGTGAAGCTATCGTTAAAGGTTATTCTTCTATCAAAGAAGCTGCAAGAACAAACGGTAAAGGTTTCAACTTTGAACTTGACCTTAAAGTTGTAGGAACAATGACAGAAGCGTTGAACCTTACTGGTTCTCCTTACACTTCTTACATCAATTCTCCAGCTCTCCGTTCTTTCGTTAACCCACACCTCAGAAGCGTATTCAACATTATCCCCGTTTCTACTGGTTCAGTATCTTTCCCTCGTGGAAATACTCCAGTTGGTGAAGGTTCTTTCGGTAAGCAAACTGAAGGTTCTGGTAAAGCACAATTGGATTACGATGTAACCGTAGTTAACAAAGTGTTGCAATTCATCGCTGGTTATGTAAAGGTATCTCGCCAAATGGTTGATGATCTTCCTTTCTTGAATAGCTATTTGCAGCAATCTTTGATTGAAGATTTCCAAAGAGCTGAAGATACATATTACTTGAACGACTTGGCTTCTGCTGCAACAGTAGGTTCTTCTTCTGGTGCAAACACTGCCGAGAAATTCGTAGATTATGTTGCTCAATTGGGTGCGCTTAACTGGCAACCAAACTTGATCCTTACCACATTTGCTGGTTGGAGCAATGTATTGAAAACCGTTCCTTCTGGTGGTTCTTACTCTGTACCTGGTGGTATCACTATTGATGCTCAAGGTAACATCAGAATGATGGGTATTCCAGTTATCCCTCATAGCTTGGTTACTGCGTCTAAGGCTTATGTTCTTGACACAACTAAGTTTTCAATTGCTCAACAAAGCGGTCTCGCAGTTCGTTCTACAGAATTTGACCAAGACGACTTTGTGCGTAACTTGATCACTTTCCGTTGCGAAGCACGTTGCGACCTTATGAGCTTCCAGCCTACAGCTTGTTTGTATGGCAACATCTAAGGTTTATTTATCTTAAATATTGGGAGTCCCGTAAGACTCCCTTTTTTTTACTATGCAAATAAAAATACTTACTACCCTAAATGAAACTGATCGCTTAATACAAGCAAAAAGAGAAGTTTCCAAATTAGGATATAATGCTGAGGCCTATTACGCTATAAAGCATGAAAATCCAAAGACAAGTTTTAATTTATCAATGAAAGACATTATAACATCATGCGATGATGTTCTTATGATGTTTGAGGATGATGTTGAGATAAGAAAATGTGATCACTTTCATGCGGCAATTTCACAACTCCCTAGCGACTGGGAGCTTTGTTATTTAGGAGCCAATATCATTGGCGAATATTTTAGATATTCAGATAATCTATTTAAGGTAAACGGAGCTTGGACAACCCATGCCGTTTTATATAATAATCCAAAAAAATTATGTGAGCAGTACGATGACATGACGCACATGTTTGATGACTGGCTTTTAAGATATATACAACCTAATTTAAAAAGTTTTATCATTTCTCCGATGATAGCTTGGCAAAAACCACATTACTCTCCACTATGGAATCATCATGCAGATTATACAAGTATCTTTGATGGTTCCGCAAATAAAATACTATGAATATTGTAGCTTCAATACATCTTTATCCCCCTCAGCATAATTGTGGCGCAGAATGGATGATACATCACATCCACAAACATTTGCAAAGCAAAGGGCATAATATTAGAGTGCTTTTGCATCAAGCAAATAGATACAAGATTAAAAACAATTATGTGTTTGATGGCGTTGATGTTTTTCCTCCAAGTGAGAACGTAATAGAGAACTTAATGCGTTGGAGTGATGCCGTCATAACGCATTTGGACTATACAAGATGGACTATTAGTGCAGCAAAACTTTACAAAAAACCAGTATTTCATCTTATACATAATAGCCATTTATACCCCGAAATCGTAGAAGCAAACACCAATCAACACATTGTGTATAACTCTTTTTGGTTGCGGGACAAATTGCAATACAAATGGGATAACTTTATACTAACGCCTCCCGTTGACTATCGTTACTACGACCTAAAGATTGATCCAGCGAAGAATGAATATATTACTCTGATTAACACGAACGAGAACAAAGGCGGTAAGATATTTGAAGAGATTGCTCGTGCATTGCCAAATAAGCGTTTTTTAGGCGTTTTGGGGAGCTATGATCAGCAAATGACATCTAGCCTTCCAAATCTAAAATTAGTGCCTAATACGCCCGATATTGCGCAATATTACAAGCAAACAAGGATACTATTAATGCCTAGCGATTATGAGAGTTGGGGCAGAACGGCAACCGAGGCAATGTGCAGCGGAATCCCCGTTATAAGCACAATGGCCGATGGGTTGGTCGAAAACTGTGGAAAAGCGGGCATATTTATAAAGGATCGGAATGATATTAAAAGCTGGGTTAAGGCAATTACTGAACTGGATGACGCCAAAAAATATAGTGAAGCATCCAAAAAAGCAAAAGAGAGATCAAGAGAGCATGACCCGCGAAAAGCGCTTGATGAGTTTGAGGCCTGGTTCAGAGAAATGGTTAATAAATATAAGTAAGTATGGCGATATATATAAACGGGATAACGGTACTAGCTGACGGTGTAGTCGAGCCGGTTTCCTTACCCGATGCAAAAGATTGGATGAAGATAGATTACAATGATGAAGATGGCCTTATAAAGGATTTGATTAGTGCGTCTAGGGTGCATTTAGAGAAGATAAGCGGCATTGCTTTGGTTAATAAGCTATTGAAAGTCAATCTACAAACTACTGGAATAGCTCCAGGCGTTTGGATGGTTGATTTGCCTTATGGCCCTTTAATTTGCGTTGATACTGTTACTATAAAGACCGGAATAAATACTTACACTACTTTGGTAAAAAATGAGGATTACGAAGTAATAGGTGGCAAATTATGGTTATATTCACAAGGGATTT